TTACTTGTCTAGCCAAAGCTTTACCAGCTTCTGTAACCATTTCACTTTGGATGTGGTTACCTTTATCGATAACGTATGTAAATGCTCTGTCTTTTGTTAATTTCATTGTTTGTGTTGTTGTTCCTAAATCATCTGGAGTACCATATCTGTTGTTACCAGCTCTTTTGTAATCTCCCATGGCAACTGTGTCTACTCCGTAGATAACTACTGTATCAACGCCGTTCCAATCATAATCTTTGTTCATAACGTTTTCTGTTAATGATAATAAACTAAACCTTTCGTCTACTTTCTTTGAATATTTTGTGGCTAAATTTTGTGCCATAATAATTTCCCCCTTTATAACTCGCTATCAAATCCAGTCATAAAGTCATCTTTTACTTCTACTTTCCCGATGTTCTCGGTTGTTGCAGGAATATTTGCTTTTTCTGAATTTGATGCGTTCTGTTTTAATATTTGATTTTCTTTTTGTATTTGGTTAAGCAAATAACTTTGGTATGCATACTTTAGTGGCACGCCTTCCTTTTGAACATCCCATACTTCTTGCGGTATTTCCTCTGCTTTAACATTTGGATAATCCTTTACAAAGTCTGTAAACTCTTTATTGCTTTCTTCTGCTTTTTGCTTTTCAGCATATTCAGCTTTGATTCTTCTTGCTTCTAACAACTCTTTTGCCACATCGTCTGGTATGTCAGCGTTGGCTTTGATTTCTTCTATCTTTGCTTTTTCAATGCTTTCCTTTAAGTTACGAATTGCATCTGCTTCAGATATGTTGTTTAGTTTTGCAAGTTCAGCAATAACGTTTCTTGTGTCTTGAAGGCCGTCTAATTCTGCTTTATACTTATTGCTTAGTCTTTCTTCGTTTAGTCCTAATTGAGCGTATTTAACTGCTTCTTCTAGGCTTAACTCTCTTTCTTCTTTGAGGTACTTCACTTTCAATGTCTGCTCTGGTTCGTCAACCTTTGCGTCTTCTGTTTGTTTCTCCTCTTCAACTTTGGTCTCTTCAACTTTCACTTCAGATTCCGCTGTTGTTTCTTGCTCTACTGTTTCCGCTTCCACTTGGTTTGCTTCTGTTTCAACAGTTTCGATTTCCCCATCTGGTAGGATTGGTTCATCATTTTCGTACATATTAATCTCTCCTTCCGCCTATGGTTGGGCGTATATATTACTAAACAGATTGCTCTGTAATAGCCATTAAAAAGAGCCTATACCTCAGTTGGTATAAGCTCCTCTTCACTTACTTGCGGTTGCATCATCTGTTGCATCATCGCTTGCTCTTCTTGTTTTGCTTTTATCTTTTCAATTAATGCATCTTTCTCTGGTATTAACTCTGTTGGCACTCTTTCCAAGTAGTCTAGCACATCTAATACACCACCATTTAACAAGTTGTCTAGTGTTTGTGTTTGTGCTATCTCGCTCCAATATGTGCTTTCTCCACTTTGTATTTTTACATTTAGCCCTAAATCTTTTAGGATGCTAAAGTCAAAATCATATAATGTTGTTACTTCATCATCGCCTACAACTACAGGTCTTACTCCGTAGTATGTACCAATAAAGTCTAATAATATAAGTGCAACTTCTTCGTAGAATTCATCTTCATTGCCTGATATATTCTCTAGTGGTATAGCAGATGATTTTTGTACTGCTATTATTGCCGATGTGTTTGTAGGATTTATATTACCCAATGATGCATCAGATATACCCAATGTTTCCTTTGTGTACTGCATTGCTAATTCTATACAGTTGATTATGTCTGCGCTCATTGTTTCAGGCGATATATAACCAGCAACGTTTCTTATATTAAACCCTTCACTAAGTGGCGCATTTATTGCTATTGCCTCACCTATTTCGTTGTTCCATTGTGGTATCATGTTCTTGTTATATACTGGTTTAGGGAAAGCACTAAACATTAAATGCCTCATTACCATCGCAAACATTCTATTGATAAATATTTGATTTGGTAATATTCCTGTAATTAATGCTCTACCGTGGTAATCATCGTTGCCTTTCTCCCATGGTAGTATTGCAATAGGATATCTTGCAAGGCCTGTTTTAACATCTTTATAGATATACACATTTCTGCAGCTCTTACTTGCTAGTATTTCACCGTTCTTGTCCCTTGTGTATGTGATGATATATCCTGCCTTTGCGTATTCGCCTGACATTTTATCTTCTTCATCATCTTTTTCTATTAAATCTAAATCGCTACCGCTTACGCCATTCTTTTTAGCTTCTTCCTTTAAATTCTCTATTGTATCTTTGCCATGTATTATTATCTTTGGTTGCTTTTGTGCTTCCTTTTGGCTTGGATTCATGAAGAATATGTTGCGTGGGTCTAATAACTCGCAATCAATTTCGCCTTGTATATTGTCATATACACCTAAACCACTTCCATATGGTCTTTTACTTCTATCCCAATAAAAATGCACAGGTGTAATTCCTGCAACACCTGCGCTTGTCAATGCTTCCCTTCTCTTATGGTCAAATTTCATTTTATCTAGCAAGTTCTTTATTGTTGTATTTGTTATCCCTATAACGTTTGTATTATCTGTTGGATCACTATCATCTAACATTATATCTACAGCTGATATATTTATTGTTTTATCTGATGCCGTTAAACTTGCAACAAAGAATGTTAATATTCTCTTTAATATGTTGAAAACAGGTTTAGGTAAATTGCTTTTAGTCTCTAAATTGTGCCATTGATTGCCAATATAAAACTCCCAATTACCTTTTACTGTTTTATCAAAATTCGTTAAGTTGTTATAATTCTTGCCTGTTTCATAGTCTTGCCAGTCTTTTGTTAATTCAGCCACTTGCTACACCTCGCTTTTTCTATCATACGCAATTTCTACATCATATGACATCATCTTACTGAAGTCATCTATTTGTTGCTCTTGTATCTCTTGTTTTCTTCTTACTGCTTCATCTAATACTTCGATAGGTAATTCTTCACTTGCTACACTCTTGCGTCCTACTAAATACGCTAAATATAAAGCTCCACCTACTCCCAATGTAAATATCACTCCTAATACGAAGCTATACATACATATCACCCCATCCTAAATAATCATCTTGCACTTCTTTTTCTGCATTGTATTTCATTGCTAATTCCATAGCTGTTGGTTCTGCTATTGGTTCAGCAATTAAATCCTTTAATTTGTTTAATGCTTGTGTTGTTGCGTCTACTTCATCATCATGCTCTGCATTAGGGAACTTGCCTAACTCATCTATATACTCTTCAACCCATTCTGCATCACTAGGTAAGTAAACGTTACCTGCTTCAACTAAAAATGACACCGCATTAGCTCTTGCAACCTTACCACCATCAGGATTTATTGCTACAATCCCTGTGATTTGTTGTTGCAGTATGCTTATTATTGCGCTGCCATTTGCTTTATCTTCTATTAACTTAAATGTTATATCTGGATATCTTGCTAACATTCTTTTTATTGCTAATATAGTAGAAGGAAAGTCTAACTTTTCCTTTATCCTATCTATTAAGTAAAATCTGTTTTTCCACTTGCCCCATACTTGTATTGCCACAAAGTCGCTTGTCTCTTTATCCTTAAATGTAGCATCTACACTTAGCAACATTATTGGCATCTTTGATAGTTCCTCTTTCTTGTAGAAGTTCCACCATGTTCTCTTAAATATGTTACCTTCTTGCGCTGTTGGTCTACCTTGGAATAATGCAAGCCATGTTCTTTGTCCTTCTGTTGTGATGAAGCCTTCCTTAAAGCTTTGAAGCCATTTATCACCTTTGCCAATCTCTGGTGCTAATGCTTGCCCTTTCTCTCTTCCTAATGGGTCGTTGTCTTCTGCTTCACAAGGAAGATTAACAACTCGTACATTCTTTTCATTCTTGATTATATATCCTGCTAAGTCATCCTCGTGCCATCTTGTCTGTATTAGTATTACTTTTGCACCACTTGCAAATCTTGTTTTAAATGATGCGTTCCATTCAGCCTTTATTCTTTCTCTATATGTAGGGCTGTCTGCCTCTTGCATATTCTTTATAGGGTCATCAATTATCATTAAATTACAAGGTCTACCTGTTACGCCTGACATTACACCACGGCTTATCATTCCGCCTATGTTGTTTGACAATTCAAACTCTGTATTACTGTTAGGTGTATCTGCTAGTTCTATGTCAAATAACACACCGCCAAACTCTTTAATCTTTTGCCTATTTCTTCTACCAAATAGTTGTGCAAAGTCTTCTGTATAACTTATTTCTACTACTCTATGTGTTGGATTCTTCATCAAATAATAGCTTGGCAACGTTTCTGTTATTGTTAAACTCTTGCCGT